AGGAGCAGTTAGAACCTGCTTTAGACATCATTGACGACAATGACGGTCAAACGGTTGACTATGACAATGCTTTAGATATGAGTATTTATGGCAAGGCTTATCGTTTATTCTTCCATGATGAAGATGGAGAACTAAACTTCAAGGACCTGGACCCGCGTTACACAATCGTTGTAACTGATGGAAAGATTAAACCAAAAGTAACGGATGTTATTTACTTCAGTGAATCTTTGACTGCTGATAATACAATTAAGGTAACTATGACTATCTATGATCCTATTCATATGAGAGAGTACGAGTTTGATTATAAAACGATTGAAGCGGATAAAACTAAAGCGGATATCACGGAAATGATCACACCAACGTCTGAAGGTGAATTAGAAGAACATAAGATTACTGATGAAGACGGAAAGCCAAAAGTACCAGTATTAGTAATCCCTAACAATAAATTTGAATTAGGGGATTATGAGCCGCACTTGTCTTTAATTGATGCTTATAACGATATGGACAGTAATGACTTTGAAGACGCTGCTGACTTCACTGACGCAATCCTGAAGCTTGTTAACATGAGTGAAACGAGTCCTGATGATATTAACCATCTAAATGAGGATAAAGTCTTGCTGCTGGATGAAGAAGGCGATGCGGATTGGCTAATTAAAAAAGTTGATAGTGAATTCAAGAGAGATATGAAAGAGCGACTAGAAAACAATATTCACAAATATACATTCGTTCCGAATATGAATGATAAAGCGTTCGGTGGTAATTTAACTGGTGTCGCTATCAAATATAAGTTACTTGCATTAGAACAAGTACGCGGGCAAAAAGAGCGCATGTTTCATAAAGCTTTAACTGATCAATTGGCTATTATTAAAGGTTACTTAGCTAAGTTCCCTAAAGGAGCTGCTAATTTCGAGTTAAAAGATGTGAAGCTGCAATTTACACCTAATTTACCGCCTAACTTTATGGAAGAAGCGGAATTAGTTACAAAACTACGCGCTGCAGGACTTCCTGACAAGTTCATTTACTCTTATTTATCTAACGTGCAAGATGTTGAACATTTAATTGAAATGAAGAGAGAAGAGGAGCAGGAACGTTATGAAAACGAATATTCATTCGGTGGGGAAACTGATGATTTGGAAAAACGGGAAGCGAAGTCTACTGATCAAGATAGGGAACGAAATACACCACCAGCCAATAAAAAAGGTGAAGAATAATGGCGACAATAGAAGAGTATTGGACCAAAAGGGTTGAACTCTTAGAAGCTAGATGGAATAGAGACGCACAAGTGATTGAAAAAGAACTGAAGGCGTCCTATCGCCAGGCTTTGAAAGAAGCGGAAAATGAAATGCGCGCGTATCTCACACGGAAAGGCTTTGATTACAACGAACTAATGAAGGCTTTAAATAGAGTTGAGATAAAAAAACGTAAAGAGTCGCTATTAAACTTCCTTGATAAGCTGAAAGATATGGATACTGAAATAAGTAAGAGAATAGCTGAAGATGTCAATGTACACCTGGATAAACGCAAATTAAGCCGACTGGACGCTATCATAAGTGAAATGCTTATACAAACAGGTGAGCATTCATTAAAAGATGAACAAATGATACGGGACCAACTGAAAGAAGTATACAGAGAAACACTGCTCCGGAATAAATTCGAGTTAGCAGGTCTAGGAATTAATACCCCAGTATACACTTTAAACAATAAAATAGTTGACAAAGTGTTATCATATCCCTGGAACGGCGAAAACTTCAGTAATCGCATATGGAATAATAAACAGGTTATGCTTCAAAAACTTAGAGAAGCGCTTGTTCAAGGAGTCCTACAAGGACTACACGCCGATGAGGTAGCGGAAAAGTTCGCTGTTATTATGAAAGTTCCACTTCATAGAGCGCAAGCAACTATCTATACAGAAACAGCTTTCATTTATGGGCAAGCTCAATTAGATAGCTATGATGAAGGTGAAATTGATAAATATAAATTACACGTAACCTTTGACAATGTAACTTCAAAGATATGTAGATCGCTAGACGCTAGTAAAGTTTATCTGACTTCAGAAGCGCGAGCAGGTATAAACTACCCACCGTTTCATACAAGATGCAGAACGTTGTCTATCCCTTACTTTGAAGGTGTTGAAGGTCCTAAATATAGGTGGGCGCGAGATAAGGATGGTAAGTCTATTAAAGTCGATGCCAATATGTCGTACAAAGAGTATAAAGAACAATTTTTGAAATAAGAGGTGGTTGAATGTATTTATTATCTGATGAATTCAGAGAAGCGCTGCTATCAAAGAAACGTTTAGCGCGTAAAGGATGGAACGGAAAGAAAATGTTTGTCGTGCATCAATCGGCATATCCTAACGGAATTCCGATCAATAAGAATACAGCAGAAGCAACTGGACTTCCTGAAGGTACAGTCTGCAAATTCTTACCATATGTAATGATGAAAACGGCTGATAATTCATTTGTTCCTTGGTTAGCGAGTCAAACTGATTTATTAGCTAATGATTGGGAAGTGGTTTGATGGGAGACAAAAAGAACGCTGTCCTGATCGGTTTGCTTTCTGCAACATTAGGATTAGAACATATTCAAGCTGCTTTGCCTGAAGGGCTACTAGATTCAAAAGCTGAAAAATTCAACGCTACTATAGATGAAATATCACCTAAAGTACGTCGAGAATTATTTACAAAAGTATTAGAAGAGTTATTAACAAACTTTTAAGCGTGGACCTGGACACGAATTACCAGGGTTAAATAATAGTCACTGAGACTTAAAACCAGGAGGTAACATATGAAACGATTAGCTGAAGCATTAGTTGAACCTGCTAAACAGACTCATAAATTCGCACTATCTTTTAAAGATATCAAGAACGGTTTGCAGTTCTTTTCTGAAGGTGGCGAAGGAAATGGTGAACAAACACCACCTGAAGGCGAACAAACACCACCAGGAGGCGAACAAACACCGCCAAAAGGAAAAACTTATACAGAAGCAGAATTTCAGGAAGCGTTAAACCGCGTATCGGGTAAAATTCGAAAAGACGAATCACGAAAAGCGCGCGCTGCTGCTGAACAAGAATTCGGTGATAAGAACAAAACGGAAATGGAAACCTTAATGGACGAAATGCGAACAATTAAGGCTGAACGTGATCAGGAAAAACAAAAAGCTCACGCTCTTAAAATGAAAGATGTTGCTATTGAAAAGTTAACGGCTGCTGGTTTTAGTGCTGGTTTTGCTGCTAACGTGAAAGGCGATACAGAAGAAGAAATTCAGGCTAACATTGAAGCTTTTAAAGCTAATATGGAAACTGAAGTAACAAAACGTGTTAAAGGTGGATTAGCTGGTAAAACGCCTGATGAATCAAAAGGCGCACAACAAACAACTGTTGATCCTGTAAAAGCGGCGTTCGATAAAGAGTTCGCTTAATAACAATGACCAACAGAATTGACGTCATTATAAAAGCTATTCCAACTCTATTTAACAATATTGGAAAGAAGGTTACATAAATGGCAATTACATTAACTGAAAAGTTTTCAGGATTAGTAGATGAGCGTTTCAGCGCAACGGCTGTTACTGAAGCATCTACTAACAAAGATTATGAGTTCGAAGGGGCTAAAGGTATCAAAATTACATCTGTAAAAACTGCACCTATGAATGATTATAAGCGTTCGGGACAAAACCGTTATGGACAAGCTGAAGAACTAGAGAATGATATTCAAGATGCAATCATGACTCAAGACCGATCATTCACATTCACACTGGACAAAATGAATGAAGAAGAGTCTGAAGTGAAAGTAGCTCCTGCTATTGCACGTCAATTACGTGAAGTGGTTATCCCGGAAATCGAAACATACCGCTTAAAAGTTATGGCTGAAGGTGCTGGTGAAACTGCTACTGCTGCGCTAACAAAAGAAAATGTGTATGCAGAGTTCTTAAAAGGACAAGAAGTGCTTGATGATGCGTTTGTACCTGAAAACCGTGTTGCTCACTTTACTCCTGCTGCTTTAAATCTTATTAAACAAAACGATAACTTCATTAAAGCGTCTGAAATGGGACAAGTGATGTTAATTACAGGTCAAGTGGGTGAAATTGACGGCGTAGCAGTTATTAAAACGCCCAAATCATTCATGAACGGATGTGACTTCATTCTCACTCATAAGTCTGCGACTGTAGCACCTGTTAAATTAGCAGAAACAAAAGTGCATTTAGATGCTCCTGGTATTTCAGGTTCACTAGTTGAAGGTCGTTTCTACTATGATGCATTTGTATTAAATTCTAAAAAGAAAGCTATCTATGTTAATAATGCAACTGCTAAAGCTGCAAAGAAATAAGAGGGTTTCCCTCTTTCCCTTTGATGGGAGGGTATAAAACATGAAATTAATTACTACTTTTGGTCGTTATAGGTTAGCGGCACAAAAAGAATTTACAGAAATTCAAAAGGAATACATTGAGGAAATACTTATTCCTGTTGTTACAGAATTCATTATTGGATATACGGGTGTTGATTTTGGAGCTGAAGGCAGAGAATTTCCCGCTTCTTATGAAGCTGTTGCACATCGTTTAATCACTTACCACCTTTTAGGTGAGCAAGGCGATATTGTAAGTGAGCAAATGGGCAGCTATCGCGCACAATATGGAACTGATGGAATTTACCCTACTAAGTTATTAAAAGGTCTTAGCAGGAGAATGAGAACACCGTCAAGTCGTATTAGAGGGCGCGAACCTAAAGGGCGTGGTGAATATGAGGATCAATAACCTTTTAAATAAATTCGGTAAACCAACAACTATATTAAGACGAAAAGAAAAGGACCCTAAAAACCCTTATGACAAAGGTTCATATAAGGAAATAGGCGAAATAATCGCGATCGTTGATGAAGGCATACAAGGCACTAATGATATTTATTCTACTAAAAAAGTTTCTGATCAAGTAGACGCCGTTATGTATTCCGCTGCAACTGATTTAAGGTCGGGTGACAAGATACGGCAGAGAGATAAAGAATTCATTGTAATGAAAGTTGCTAATCCTTATAGCTCTGACGATCACATAGAAACGATATTGGAGTTGGTCAAATGATTAACTATCAATCTAATTTAAACGCCATTCTTTCTAGTATGAATAGAGCTGAAAAAGTTGCTGTTAAAAAAGGCGCTGAACATGTGCGAGGATTAACAAATGTCTATTCGAGAAAGCGGACAGGTGACACAGCAAGGTCATTCACAACCCAGGTTACTGCTGAAGGTAATACACCAAAAGGGGTTGTAGGTTCGAACGAAGATAACGC